ATTGCTGTCGCAAAATACCGACCGACGCGATGCCCATTCTCAACATTGGCGAGGGCGGTTGACTGGCAACCCGCCAAGCCAAAGAAGAAACAAACTCGAAAAGCGGGTGACCGAGGCGTAGCGGGCATGGTCGCTGAATCCAAGCATGGCAGAGGCGTACTGCTCGGACAAGGCGAAAATATAGGCGAGCACGTCAAGGTAGATCTGCCAAAAAAGAAATAGATTGCTATTGACGTACCAGCAAGATTGCCTAAAATGCCAGAAAGTAGGCATAAGACGTAAACCGTCAAAAGGAGGTATTAGCCATGAAACGGATTCTAGCAGCGTCTATTCTAATTATCGCGTCCGCTAGCGGTGGTGCGGCTCCACTCAACGCGGCAATGCCTCCTGCCAGGGTGTTGAGCCCCACCGCTGGCTATTCGGAGCCATTCTCTGCAAATTGCAGGATTACCACCAGCATGGGTCAGTGTGGATCGGGAGTCGCAATAGGGAGCAATGCTTCCGAGGTGCTTGTACTCACGAACGCTCACGTAGCCAAAACATCAAGCCTTACCGCAGAGTTCTGGCACCGAGGACACAAGAGCGTGCCAATCTTAGGCAGGATCGTTGATAGATCAGAAACGCTAGACTTGGCTGTAGTCGCTGTTCCACTCTCATCTTTCGGACAATACAAGCCAACAATCTACCCTATCGACTTCTCGCACCAGCACAAAAAGGGCGAAACGGTCCTGTCTGTCGGTTGTGCAAACGGTGGATGGCAGACTATGTTTGAGGGGCATATCAGAGGTTTAGAAGGTGATGCAATCCTATTTGACCCACCACCAGCAGAAGGACGAAGCGGATCTGCCTTACTTAATGCGACCGGCACAAAGCTGATCGGACTTGTCTACGAGCGAGAAGAACGTAACGGCGATATGTGGGGCAGAGCAATTCCACCTGCTAAAATTGCAGCGGCATTAGGGCTGACGGCACAACGTTTCCAGACCCAATACTGCGGACCTGGAACCGGCAGAACATGCCCAGCACCTAACCTGCCGAAGTACAATCTTAATCTTCGCGGAACCCAGGAGTTTGTATATCCTGAGCTACCATCAACAGCAGGAGCCGCGTCTACTTTTGATCCGTCAGGGCTCCAAGCACAGATTACCGCACTTGATGCCCGTATCAGGAACCTAGAAGGCCTGAACACCGACGTAGCCGGAAACGCAGGAACAGTTGAAGAACTGAAAAATAAACTGGCAGCACTTGAAGGCAAGCCAGATCCAACTATCGGGCTGGATGGGAAGATCGGGGAAAAGGTCACCGAGACGCTAGAAAAGAAAGAAGGAACTTGGCTAGGTAAGATCAAGGATATGATACCAGGGGTGATATGGAAACTTATTGCACCTTTCGGGTGGCCTGCAACTATAATTGCGTTAGTAGTTGGATTCTTTGTCTATCGAAAGCTAGATACTAACAAAAACTGGAAACTGGAAGTTTCAGAGATTGTTGCTCCATTTAAGAAAATGAAAGATCGTGGAACTGCATGGTGGGATAGACGTGGCGATGGCGATTACGACAGAGACCACGGCTCAATAGACGTTACCGATCAAACGGAAGTGCCACTTGACCGTAACCACCCAAGGTTCCACGTTTGGGCGATGAAACACCCTGAAGCTGTTGTTAAATGGTATCCAGATTGGAAACCACCGCAATCCTAACCACACACACGGAGACATGAAAACATGACACCGAAGGGCAGCACATATGTCTCACGAATACAACCAGCCAGAACCAATAAAGCGAGCCCTGCCTATCAATGACAGGGAAACGTGTATCAGCCATGACGCACTATTGGTCAAGCTCGATGACCTAGTGGAAACCGTCAGTGCGAATAGCGTCGCCCTAGCCAACAACAGCAGGGAAACGCAAGCAATGAACCTTGCCGTTTCTAATCTATACACCACCCTCAACGAACGATGCCCAAGACATGACGAATTGCGGAAAGAAGATAGAAAAGAGATCAACTCACTAAAGGCAGAGATATTCGGTGAGGATGGGCACGATGGGATCTGGAATGCACTGGCAGTAGTTAAGGAACAGGCAACAGCAGCGAAGGGCTTTGCAATAGCTATAGCTCTGCTTCTCGCAGCGGCAGTTATAGGCATGATGTTCAAGAGTTCCGACGTAAATGCTCAGGAGACTGTAACCGTTGAGGCCACTGACGATGAGGTGGCGTGATGGAGGATTCGGAATACAAGTGCTCAGCCAGAAAGACCATTAGCGTTGCCAGGACAATCATCAACAATGGCATAAGACCACTGCCAGATGATACCCTACAGAACATTGAAGAGGCAATGCAGGCGATATTGTTAAGTACAGAATCTAATGAGTCTCAGAAGACTAAAGCTGCTAGGGTTCTACTTGACCTGAGCCGCAACAATACAGCCAATGCCCTAGCTCTGTGCAAAACAATAGAAACAGAGCAGAAGCTAGAACCAGAAGAGGCAGATACCCATCAAGCGTTTGTTATCAATATCGGCAAGGACATGAGTGTCGAAGAGATCGAGGCACTTGCTAATAGGCTTGGGGGGCAGGGGGGGCGTTCCGTTTGACACAGGAGGCGAGTAATGAGACAAGACAACGAGCCGACACTATGACAGCCATAGACGCCATGATAGCGACAGTAATGATCCTCTGCGTCATCGTTGCGTTACTAGCCAAACTCATCAACCGATACGTGCCAAAGAATAAAACAACCTTCGGACTGTGCCCTAAATGCAATCGAACACTACACGGGACACCCTACCAGTGCTGCTGGTGCAATTGGATTCACAATAGATTTCTTCCCGAGGCTGCCCCCGAGCAGGAAGCTAGCCGAGACACCACACACGGCAACGGGGGCTAGCCGTTTAGCCTATGATTTCCCAAGCCGTCAACGCCGAAGGTAGAAGGCTCTTGCTTAAAGAGTTAGAGAAAGAACTGGCCAGGCGTAGACTGTTTGACTTCACGAAGTACACCTTTCCCGGCTACCGGCCAAGCTGGCACCATGAGCTTATCTGCAAGTATCTCGACAAGGTAGTAGTGGGAGAAATCCCGCGTCTTATCATCTCAGCACCTCCTCAGCACTTCAAGTCTGAGCTTGTTTCTAGGCGACTACCGCCATATATCCTTGGGAGATATCCAAAGTCCAAGGTCATGTCCTGCAGCTACAACGCCTCTCTTGCTACGATCTTCAACCGCGACGTGCAGCGAATAATGGACAGCGACGAATATCTGGAGTTGTTTCCTGGGTCTGCGTTACCATCGAAACGAGCCAAAGCTTCAAGCGACTTCACTAAACTAAAAAATACTGAGACGTTTGAGCTATTGCACGATACAGGATCTTACTTCTGTCAAGGCGTTAAGGGCGGTATCAGTGGGCGTGGATATCATCTGGGGATCATTGACGATCCTATCAAGGGAGCTAAGGATGCCTTCAGCCCTATCGAGCGAGCGAATGTCAAAAACTGGTACGACATGGAGTTCCGAGTTAGGTTGAATCAGTGGCTAGATGACACCGGCAATTTAAATGATGCTAGAATCATTATCATGATGACACGCTGGCACCCTGACGACTTAGTGGGGCAGTTGTTAGATATCGCAGATAAGGATGGTGAAGCCGATCAATGGGAGGTGCTATCCTTGCCAGCAGTTAAGGAAGCTGGTGGACACCCTGATGACCCGAGGCAAATAGGCGAGGCTCTATGGCCTGCGTTCCGCGATGAGAAGGCTTTGAGAACGCTAGAGAGATCCTCCGCTAACGCATTTGCTGCATTATACCAACAAGATCCCAAGCGTGGCATCGTGGCAGAGTGGCCGCCCGAATGCTTCGGAACCCATATCTGGTTCAACAAGTGGCCCAAGCTTGGTGACATTCGTATCTGTAGCCTTGACCCGTCCAAGGGGGCAGGCGACAAGTACAGCGATTACGCTGCCCTGTGTAAGATCGGCAGAGGGATCAATGACGGGCGGCTCTATGTTGAATGCGATATGTGGAATAACCGCGACACCACGCAGCTTACCAAGGAGATTGTGGCGGCTAATGACCTGTTTGCTCCTACTGGTTTCGCCCTTGAAACTAACATGTTTCAAGACCTGTTCGCTTCGCTGGTTAACCAGTATTGCGAGACCAACAAATACGGCAGGCCGCCAATTTACAAGGTCAACCACAGCATACAGAAGGAAACGAGAATCAAACGTTTGGCGCCGCTTATCACCAACGATAATCTGAGAATCAAGGATACGCCGGGCGGCAGGCTCTTGGTCAAGCAGCTAGAAGAGTTCCCGCTTTCAGATCACGACGACGGTCCTGATTCACTTGAGATGGGGATTCGTCTTTACAATTCGATGTCTGGTAGTACAATAGACGATGGGCTTGGTGGCAATCTGCTACAGGCTATTGGTGCAGGATAACACACGGGAGGCGTGATATGGATGCGGAGAAGCTCAGACCAGGTGAGATATTTGTCTCTGATGGTAAACTGTACGTAAAGACTGAGGTTATATCAGATGTATGGGGCAACCCATACGATCTTGTGTGTCTAACCACAGGTGAGCATAATCATAGCGAGCTTGGATTTCCGAGTCCACGGAAAGCGACGCTTGACGACATAAAGCAACTCATTAAGGAGCTGTAGGATGAAATGGTTTAGCTGGGGTTCTAAACACACGGAGCAACGGCAACAACAGGCACACCGTGAGCAAATGCGGGAAGTGCAACGAGCGAATTATCAGCAGTACAAGCGGTTCCAAGAGTCTGTCTATTCTGTGGCAGGGAATATCGTAGACCGCTGCGAGGACTTGTATGATCCTGAGACTGGCGAGAAGTGGGAGATCATCACCGACACCAGTTACAGCGGCAAGGATAAGAAGTACAATAAAGACTGGTACGATAGGCAGCGTTGTGCGTCTCGGTCGCTGCTGATGCACAATCCGTGGGCACAAAATATCCAGGACAACCGAGTTAGCTACATTGTCGGTCAGGGTCACAAGTACGACGTTAATCCTGTAAATGACGACCCTAACGCTGTTGCTGCTGCCCTTGCTGTGACCGAAGCTCTTGATGAGTTCCGTAAGGTAAACCAGTGGGAGAACCGGCAGCAGAACAACCAGGAAAGGCTTGACCGTGACGGCGAGGTTTTTATCCGCATCGTGAAGAATAAAGGTACTCTAGTCCTGCGATACATTGAGCCAGAGGACGTTTGCACGCCAGCGGATAAGACGCAGCAATCCAACGTTAGCATGGGTATCGAATACGAGCCGGGCGACGTGGAGACGGTCACAGGCTACTATGTCGATGGTGAGTATATACCGGCAGAAGAGGTTCAACACCGGAAGAGGGGCGTGGACTTCGGCACCCTTCGCGGCATCTCGCTCTATTGGTCGATCATTAAGAACCTTTCACGTGCTGATAAGCTTCTCCGGAATAGCTCTACCCTCAGTTCGATTCAGACAGCTATCGCGATGGTCCGCAAGCATACCGCATCTGGGGAGATAACACAAGGATTCAGGGACGATCAAGCAGACGCCAGTATAACGAACGATAACACGGGAAAAACTACCTACGTTAAGAAGTATGGTGCTGGCACAATCTTAGACGCTCCATCTGGGGTTGAGTACGATTTCCCAACACAATCTATCAACGCAGACGCTTACAAGGGAGTTCAGCAGAACGAGCTTAGGGCTGCTGCTAGTCGTGTGATTATGCCAGAGTATATGGTGACGGCTGACGCTAGCAATAGCGCCTACGCATCGACTCTGGTAGCGGAAGGTCCAGCGGTAAAGAACTTTGAAAAGCAGCAGGCTCAGATGATTGCATGGGACCGTGAGCTAATCGACATGATGCTGGCTTTGAAGATTGAACGTGAGGAACTAGCTGATAACGATCTTGAGCTAGTAGAGATCACGATTACACCACCGAATACTCAGGTTAGGGATCGAAAGGCCGACACCGAAGCCGATCAGATCCTAGTAGACCAGGGAGCCATGAGCATACCGACGATGAGCGAGCGTGCGAACTTGGACCCGGAGAAGGAGAGGAAGCGGCAGGAAGACTGGACCGATCAGGAGATGAACCTAGTGCCTGATGGGGCGGTGGATAATAGCGAGGGGGATAATCCGTTTGGTTAACACACAGGAGGCAGAAGATGGGACTAAGGAAATGGCTGATTGAGAAGCTGGGCGGAGTGACTCAGGAGAATTTTGATGCATTATCTGAAGCACTCGACTTGCTAAACCAAGACGAAGAAGACTTCCAGCGAAGATATAATCAGTGCGGTCTGGCAGGTGCGCCAACTGCATGGGCAATGAGCCAATCGAAGGCACGAGGGAACCGTGCTTATAGGGACGTAGAGAGGACTATTGTAAATGGAGTGCCGATAGTAATCCACTACACATTACGCATAGACCGTCCGCGAAAGAAGCTGGAGAAAAATGGACTCACTCCGGAGCTGCTAGGCAGAGCCATAGCTGATATAGAATCACAAGCGTTTCAAGAGGCGTTTCCTGAGTTCGGAAAACCGAAGTAATGGCAAACAATGACCTACGCCAAACCAGACGACTCGTTATCGCCTCGAAAGGTGTCCGCCGGATGCTTGCCGAGATCGATGACGCAACACGTCAGATGAGTGCCACCTTGCGGCGTAGGATCAAGCCTAACATGACGGGCGGGGCTGCTGCTAATGTTGTCGAGCAAGAGCACCCCAAGTACATCAGACGCATCCAACGTATCTACAAAGTCGGTCTAACTGACATCTTAATAGCTTCTGGGGAATACACAAGCCGCCAAGCGGTCCTTGCCTACCCTATCGGCGTGTGGATAGTTCGTGGCATCCCTAAGCTACAACGCGAAAGGAGCGGGTTAAGTGAAGTCGTTCAAGCCAGCCAGCGTATCAAGATTAGGAGGAAGCCAACTTATATCAGACCGAAAACGCAGACGATTGCGGGCAAGGTTCCGCGAGTTTCGGCAGAAGAAATTGAACTTGCCTACCCAGGATACGACCGAATCATCAACGGACAAGTAAGCTACGATGAGGCCAAGGAGCTTGTCAGGCAATCGGAGTTTCCACCACCGGACCAGGAAGAGATTAGCTACTATGTGAATCGGACGAATGCCAGGGACGGCAAATCTGCCATTGATCGTATCGTCACGGTAGCGGAGGAAAACAAGGGGAGGCTAGAGGCCGATCTAGTTCAGATCCTTTCCGCAACTGACTTAGCGGACGATGTTGCAGATGTGCAAAGGGTACTCGATAAAGCAATTAGAAAGTACGTCGGAAACGTCCGCTACAAGGCCAGAAGAATAGCCAGGACCGAGGGAGTAAGGATAAGCCAAGACGCCCTGGAACGGACCTGGGAGCAGGTGCCGGACCTTTTCACGGGCTACTTATGGAACTCTGCACTATTGCCTCAAACGCGGGTAGATCACGCTGGGAGGGACGGTACTAGGTACATAAGGAAGGGCGACGGCAACTATGTGGCAGAGAACGGCAATTATGCTGGAGAGGTGTTTCCTGGAATTCCGTTAGGTCCGAACTGCCTCTGCTGGACTGAGCCGATATTACTAGATGAAGATGAGCCGTCAGGCATCGACTACGGCACCTACAACCAGGCACAAGCGAGAGCTAGGGGAGAGATAGAAGCTCAATCGAAGGAAGAGAAGGGCGAGAAAGTTCCGGACAAGACAAGGAAGGCAGCAAAGAAGAAAGTGGCACCGAAGCCTAAAAAGGAAGAGCCTAAGGCCGTACAGTCGCTTGTGCCGAAGCCACCAGAGGAATTAGACACCAAGCTACTAAGAGACATTGAGCGATTGAAAGCCCAAGGTGGGACAAGCAAAAAAGCTGTAGACGGTCTAAATCGCAGGCTAAAGCAATTAGGTGTTACGTCTAGCAAGCAGCGAGCAGCGATACGAGATGAGATTCTATCTGTACGAAAGGACAAAAAACGAGCAGAGTTTTTGCGGCAAATCAGCAAAAACAAAAAAGCAAAAGCTGAATGGGATGCCTACGCCAAGAAGAATCGCTTTATCTATTCCGGTGAGCACAAGGAGAAGCTGTCGGCGATATCTGACAAACTGGCAATTGTCGCAGATACCGAATTCACGCATCCCGGCAGTTCGTATTTCCGATATGAGAATGCGAGAATTAGGGTAAGCGACCACAGGGCAGTATGGTCGGGATCAAACGCAGACTTGTACATAGACCCAAGGAATATTGATACGGTAACCACCGACCAAATATTGGCAGATGCAAGGAAAATAAGAAAGCCGAGAAATGAAAGCTAACCCCCTAAAAGCGTTGCATCAGACAAAACCCCCAAGATTGCTATTGACAACCTGATTTTGATTGTCATAATCAATACTAACACGCGAGACATAGGAGACAAGAAATGGCTAATCCGATACCAACCGTGGAAGAGGTCGAA